TTCGATTGTCCAGTTTGTCTGCATGTTTTATTTTTGTACGCCTGAGCTGAAACTCCTCTGCCCTTGTAGTGCATCAATCTTATTTTGCAAGGCGGCAGCTTGAGATTTGAACTCCTGCATGATTGTTGTGAGTTGAGTAATCTTCTGAGTGTTGCCGGTGATCGCTTCGCGAATAAGTGGTCCGAGTGTTGCGAGCGCGCCTGAGTTTGAGCTGATCTCGTTCAGTGTAATTTTCCCATCCTCAAGATTCTTTTTGATTGTCTCAAGCGCCTCCTGCTCTTTCGGTGTCGAAGCAGTGAGTTGATCCGTGATGTTTTTTGTTTCAGTTGCGATCAACTTCGCACGCTCTTCGATCTGTTTGGCTGCCGCACCGATTTCTTCATCTGATGCCGCCTGCGTGATCGTTGTGACTGCAGTCTGGACGTTCTCTTTTGTTGTCTGTAAATCTGCCTCAACCTGATTGAGTTCATTCCATGATTTGTTGATGTCGGCCGTGCTCTTTCCCATCAATTCCGAAAGACTTTCAATTCTGCCCCGAAGAGTTTCCATTTCTCTTTCGATCTGTCCTGTATCCAGAGTGAACTGTGCAGCTTCAGATTTTTTGACTTGCTCTGGGCTTATTTGTTCTCCAGCTAGACTTGCAGCAAATCTGTTCATCGTGCTGTTTACTGCTGCGATCTTCTTAGTTGCCTCAAGGCGAGCTTCTAGCGCTCTGAGAGCTTCTCGAGCTGCCCTCATTTCTTCGAAGGTGTTTTGCTTTAGCTCTTGTCCTTTGACTACGGTTTCGGATGCAATGGTAACAGCGTCCTCAGCGAGTTTGATTTTCAACTGCTCGGCTGCAATCGCCTGATCAACTTCTTGTTGCCTGCGTCTCGCATCCTCGGCAGCTTGTTCAGATTGGTTCTTGAATGCGTCGGTTGATTCGCCGCGCATTTCTTGCAGTATTTTCTCTGCATCAATTAGAGCGTTGTATGAGTCGCTGACTGATTGGTTGAGCTTGAGTTGATTCTCAGCTGTATTGTTTAACTGCTCTGCGAATCTCTGCGCTTCTGTCGCTGCGTCCTCGATCTTCTTTCTGCCGAAGTCGTATTTACTCTCGACTGCCTTCGCCGCTGCTTCGCCTGCTTGCTTGAGTCCCTCTGCGAGGAGCTTGGTTTTATCGGCTGCGCTCATCGCGTCTTCCTGCATTCCCAAGAAAACTTTCGTGGCGATCGCTCCGATGGCTACGAACGCGCCAGCGATGGCACCGGCTGGACCGAATGCTCCGAGGAGCTGCGGCGCCTGTTGAGAGAACGCTGTAAGCGCTGACGTTCCGGCTCCGACTTGAACTGCAAAGTCCTGCACCTGATAACCGGCTTGTCCGATAAGGCCGCTGACCTTTGAGGCTGCTTTGCCTGTGCCAGTGGTTGCGGTCGTGGCTGCATTCGTCGCGGTCGTGAGGTTAGTCATCGCCGTCGTCGCCTGCTGGGCGCCGCTCGTGTTCGCGGTCGTGGCGATGTTAATCGTGACTTTTCGGTTTGCCATGGTTTAAGCGGTGACGCGTCCGGTGACGCTGACTGAGAGGTTGACGGTGACGCCGATCTGCGTCGCTGAGATCGCTGGGAATGCTTCGTAGATCGTCTGGCTGCTGTAATAGGTCGGAGCGACGCCTGCGGTCGTGTTGTCGCTGGTCGCGTCGGCTGTAATGCCCGGGGATGGCGAGCCGTTCGAGATTGCGATGTTCAGGGTCGAATCGTTCGCCTCCTGCTTGCGTGCCGTGAGCGAGATCGATGCGCCGGTGCCGCCGACGTTGTAGTGGCTCGAGATGTCGCCGTTCTGGTTGAGTGCGACGCGCACCTTCTCCGCCCAGACTGAGGCGGTGTCGCCGAGCAGGACTGGCACCTGGATAGTGCGCGGTGAGGTGTCGAGGATCGCCGAGGTGACGACGATCGTGACATTGCCTGCCGCGGTCGTCGTGCCGACTGCTGTCGTCGTCTCGACCTGCCGGGTGCCGGTTGTCGCGAGCGATGCGAGGAGCATCGAACGAGCGTTTAAGTTGTTCAGGTAGCTCGGAAGCTGCTGCACGAAGTATTCGGCCGCCTGTAAGCTGCCGAACTCGGTCGATGACTCGAAGCTGACGGTCGTGGTCATGCCGGCCCGCGGGATCTGCCGCGCCTCGACCGCTCCGACATAGGAGACGGTCTGGACGGTTGGCTGCGGACTCATCGAGAGCCGAGTAGCTTCTGACTGGCGACCATTGCCCCCAGCAAGCTCGAGACGACGCGTGCCGATTGTAAGGGTGGCGATCATCGAGGAGTCTTATGCTACGGCGACGATGGTGAAGAGTGCGTTGGGTGCGCCGGTCGTGAATGTCCGGCGTGCTGACATGCTGAGTTGACCCAGTCGGTTCTCTGTCGGAGAGAATCGCTTCTGGAGGTCGATGACCTGCACGGCCGCTGCGTCGAAGTTCAGGCCTCCGCTTGTCGCGGTGCTGATGTCGAGCGTTGCGACGGCGAGATCCTCGCCAGCGTCGAGCGATCCGAAGTAGGTGTCGAAGGAGTTCTCTGCGACTCCCACCGGGATGCAAGTGATGTTGCAGCCGAGGTTCTGGAGTGACATGTCGACCGTGCCGATCCCGTCGACGACGATCGGCGTGAGGCCGAGGTCGAAGGAGATCTCGAAGCCGGCCTCTGAGAAGAACGTCGTGGCTCCGCCGAGAGTCGCTGTGTAAGGTGCTGTGACGAGCTTGGTCGGATCGAATGCTGTTCCGATCGCTGCACCGGCTCCGACGCCGTAGTAGTCTGCGAGCGCTGATGGATCTCCGCCGAGTTCAAGGATCCCGGTGAATTGAACGGATCCGAAGGCGGTGTTGTTCGCTGTGCAGCGGATGCTCGGCATCTGGGTGATCGCTGCGTTGCGGATCGTGTAGGTCGCGTCGAGTGCGGTGATGACGAGCGGCTTGTCGGTGCCTCCGTAGATGCTAGATCCCATCGCTGTATTACCGTAAGGAAAGAGAACGGTCAATGCCTCGATCTCGCCGACTGGCTCAAACTCGACGACGACTTGGAAGTCGGTCTTCGACTTGCTGAGGACGCCGTAGGCATCTGACTCCTTGTCGAAGGTTGCGTTTGTCATGGTAAGGCTGACGCCGCCCTTCGAGTAGAATGTGGCGGAGTCAAAAGCGATCTTTGCAGGACCGCGGACGATGGTGGTGCGTGTGAATGTTGGCATTGTTTTATCTGGTTGGCTCGTCGGTGGATAGTCCGACTGGAATTGTTAGGCTGACGACTTTCTGGAGCATCGACTCATTGGTCTGCGACTCCAGTCCTGTAAAAAGCATGACGCCGCCCGAGAGCGGTTCGTCGTTCTTGTCGAGCGGCTGCGTATGGTGCAGGATCCGCGAGACTGCCTCGGCGATCTCTGTCGCCGATGGCGTGGTGCCGGTCTTCGATCTCCAGACCGCGGGGATCTCTGAGACGGTAACGCGGAACTGTGAGTTTGAGAGGTAAGGCCCGGGAGTATTCTCCGAGTCTGTCTCCGCCGATTCGAAGTGAACCAGGCAGAATGCGCCGGCGCTCTTCATCGCGGTCAGGATGCTCGTCTCGATGTCCTTCCCATCCTCGACGAGGACTGGGATCTTCGGCACGGTGCGGAAGAACGCATGCTCCGAGAGTGTCTCGGCGATGCTCTCGACGATCTGACGGATGATGCTCAAGGTGAGTAGGAGAAGTCCATGGTTGCGCTGCCGCCGTAGCGGAACGATGAGGCGGAGGATGATGCGAAGGCTGCCGCTCCGGTGTCGTCGGAGTCGGCGTCGTTCTTCGCGAGATCATCCATGAAAGTTTCGGCGGCTTCGACCGCCATCTTGCGATCCTCGCCGTTGAACTCGGCGAGCGAGGGGAATGCCTCGGAGAGGAGGCGCCTGGCTAGTGCGTAGCCATGGCGCTGGGATCCAGGCGGAACATTCCGACCTGTGTTGATAACTGCTGCAAGGCCGCGTTTGCGACGTCCTGCGTTGACCCGGGAAACAATCTCTTGAGCGACCTGTTCGAGTATCTCGTCGATCTTCGACTCTGGCGCTGGTGACTCAGCCAACAGTGCCTCGAACTCGTCCGAGGCGAGGCGATCTCTGAGGCCGTCCGATGTAAGTTGAACCCATGGCATAAAAGAAAAGGGGGTGGAGGAGCGAGGAAAACACTATAAAAACCTCGCTCCTCCGGTTGTTGTTAGAACAACAGTTTCGCGACCATGTTAGCGGTCAATGTGCCAGGAGTTGCGGTCGCTGTTTGAGCGATGCGAACGTAGCGGCGTGCGTTGATTGGAAGGCGGAAGCGAATCGTTTTAGCGGCTGCTCCTGCTCCACCTGCGCCAGTTTGGGTCGTGGTGATGAGCGGGTCAACTGCTGCGAACGAGGTGCCATCGGCTGAATCTTGCAGGGTGTAGGTCACGATCTTGCCGTCGGTAAGTTGAGCGGTAAGGAGTGCCGGTGCTGCGAGTTCAAACACGACTTCCTCGATGTTTCCGCCAGTCACTTGCTCGAGGTCGAAGGTCGCGGTGTTCGCGCCTGCTGCGAGCAGAGTAACGGATGAAACGTAGTTGCTGTCTTGTAAGTTGCGGGAGTATCTGGTGGACATGATATTGATTAGCTAAGGGTTTCGGTGTCGACGATGGAGTCGGTGATGATGATCGGGATGCCGAAGGATTCCGTTGGGACGCCTGGGAGAATGCCGTTGAATGCTTCCTGCTTCGTGTTCGGCGCGGATGTCCGGCTGACTTGAAGTTGGAAAGCGGAGCGACGTGACATGAGCAGGTGCGTTGGACGCTCGCCGACTGGGAACTTGCTGAGAAGCTCTGCAAGTTTTGCATCGGTCACGCCTTTGCCGGCGTCTGCGGTTGCGTCTTTCAAACGGCCCACTGCGTATTTGTTCACGCACTGGAAGCCGATCCATGCGGTGAGGTCAGCGATGAAGGCTGCGTAGCGTTTGCCAGCTGCGTCCACTGCGTCTCCTTCGCGGAATGCGGAGAGATCGAATGTGGTGCCGTTGCCGTAGACGTATTGCACGCCGGTGTTGCCTGCTTTGATGGCGTAGACCGATGAGCCGGTGCCTGCGGAAGTTCCGCCTGCGTCGACAACAAGCTCGGAGCCGAAGCCGTCAACCATGGATTGCAGACCGGTGAATCCTTTGGATCCTGCGGCGTCGCCGTAGATCGTCTGGGTGCCGACCGTGCTGAGAGCTGCACGCATGACGCCTGCTGCCTCGATGGCTTGGATTGCTTCTGGTCCGTCCTCGTAACCGCGAGCGACTGCCTTGTCCACTTCGACGCGAGCCGAGAGGATGAAGGCCTCGACGAGGCGTTCGGTGAAGTTGGATTTGCTGGCGTCCGTGCCTTCGTTGGCAGCGCGGAAAGCCACGGATGGCCGGCTGTTACGAATGACGGTTTTGTAGCTCGTGCCGCGGATGGTGCGAGCTGGGATCAAAGTGACCTCAGGCGAGCTGGTGGCGACTTCTTCGATGAGGCCGACGATTGGGTCGGCGCCGTTAAGCTTGGCTAAGTCAAGCAAGGTGAGATTAGTAGGCATTGGTTCTTATTGTTTGGATTGGGATTTGAAAGCGGCTTCGACGCGTGCGAGGCCGGTGAGTTCGATTTCTTGAGGTGCGGATTCGCTGCGACCTGCGAGAACGGTTTGACCAGAGAGAACTGGGTTGACCGGGATCGCGTTGAGCGCGTTGATTGCTTCAGGATTGGCGATGATGGATGACTTCCAGAAGGATTTGGTGGCGTCGTCCTGTGGAGCGATGCGACCGGCCTTCACGGCGTCTTCGATGGCGATCTCAGCGGATGCCATGGCTTTCTCGGCCATGCCTTCCTTGAGCTTTTTGTTCTCTTCCATGACGTTCGCAAGCTCGGCTTCGAGTTTTGCGTAGTTCTCGGAAGCGGCTGCTTTCGCTGCTTCGACTTCGTCTTCTGATTCAGCGACGGAGGCGGATTCGCGGAGATTCGCCAGGTAATTCTTGGCGACTTCCATGGCGGATTCGGGATCTTGCGATTCGTCGACAAGTCCGAGTTCGATTAGTTGTTCGATCATATTTGTGGGGTTGTAAGCTGCTGCAATTCTTGGGATCTCCTCGAAGGCCGGGTCATTTACAAGTGACCCGATCTCGCCGCGTGGTGCGAGTCCAGTCGGGATGCCGTTCGTTGAGATCAGGAAAGTTGGGGAGAAGTAGGAGTAGTCGCGGCCTTCGATTGCGCGGCGACCGGCTTCGGTCCACTCGACGTCGAGCATGAGGCCGACGCCTTCTTCATAACGGAACTCCCGGGGGATGAATGACGCCGGACCGTTCTGATGGTCGAAGCCGGCGAATGGACGGATGTTCTGCTCGAGGCGCTTGCTGAGGTCTTCTGCGAAGGATGCACCGATGCGAGCGTCGATCTCGACGTCGACTTTCTTCGGCTTGCCGCCGACAGTTGCGTTGATCGTGTGCTTGCCTTCGGGGAGGTAGACGATGCAGTTCTCCAAGGAAACGACCTCGGATTGGAAAGCTGCGGAAACTTTATCGGTGGCGAACATTTCCTGTCCCTTGCCATCGAAAGTTCAGTTGGCAAGATTATTTTTCAGCAGATTCTCCTCGGCGCCTATTTGTTCATCTCTTGGTCGATGATGTAGTCGAGCGCGGTGTCGATGAGTGCGTCGACGTAGGACGATTCCGGTGGGAGAGCGTTCGGCCATGGCTTATGCGTGACCGATCTCTTGAGCGCGTAGACCGGCCGGATGCCGTCTGGGTCATTGTCATCCTTCTCAGCGAGCACGCCCTTGACGCGGAAGAGCGGTGAGATCCGCCGGGAATAGTCGCGAGCGGTGACGCCGTGCGCCTCCGGCACGATCGGGATCGTGAGAAACTTGCGACGCTTCGCCCGGATCGTTCCGCCTGTGACCTTGTGAGCGAGTCCGATCGCACCGTTCGAGAACGTGACCTTGCCGGAGCTTGCGTTCGTGATCGACCAGCCCGACGCCGTGGCGAGCCACCAGCCGGTCAGTTTCCTTCCGGCGCCATGAGTCGGCAGCGATGGGTTAATCCATGGCAGGCGACCGCGGCCGTTGTAGTAGGCGCGGATCGCGTCAAGTGCGCTGATCGCTCCCTGCTTGATCGCTTCGGTTCTTGTAGCCGGTTCGGTCAGTTTGATCATTGCGAGTTTCGTCTCGTTGAGATTGTCAACGGTGACCTTGATGCCGACGAATGACTTGCCTTGAATCATTGCTTGAGTCCTTTGATCATTGCCGCTCCGATCTGATCCTCGAGCGCGTCGATGAATGCCTGCCGGTCGAGCATGTTGAACATCTGTGGGATCGAGGCGATGACCTTCTCGACCTCATCGTTGAATGCGCCGATCGTCATCCGCTCGCTCTTGTCGAGCAGGTCGGCGATGACAAGATCGATCGGACCGAGCCATTGGGCGGATAGTTCTCTGAGTTGTTCGTCGGTCATGGCTTAGGGGTCTAGGGGTAATGTTTCGCAGTTGGGAGTTTTTGTTTTGGCTTGGTTGGCTTTTTACTGTGTGGGAAAATCCCTATATACTATGTTATTTAAAAACTTAGAACTATAAAACATACCCCTAATACCCCTATTGAGCATCCAATTCCTCGACCTTGCGCTTGGCCCAGGCGAATCCTTCGTCGCCGCCCCAGCCGTGCCATGCCTGCCAGCCCTTGCCTTGCTCGTCCCATGTCGATCCCTCTTTATCGACCTCGTGGCGTGCGAAGAAACTAACCATCCGCTTGACCGTGTCAGCCGATAGCTCGACCCGGTTCGAGATGTCTCGCGCCCGGGCGAGTCCGACCGCGATCATGCCGCGCTCAGATTGTGGCTTCGACCGGCGCACCTCGAGAGCGCGGGTCGCGTTTCTCGCCATCTCCTCGGTCGGTCTGAGATCAACCTCGGCGCGTGCTGCCTCGATCCCATCCGCGGGGATCTCCGGCTCCGGCTCGATCGTAGGCTCGAGCGGTGGCTCGGGTAGATCCTCGCCGAAGATCTCCTCGCCTTCGATAGGCATTGGGATGCCTAGTTCTTCGTAGAGCCATTGCTTCGGCATAGTGATGCCGATCTCCTTGTAGATCTTGACGCGTTCTGCGATCGCCTTCTCGTCCTTGGCGACTGGGATCTCAAGCTCGCAATATGGCATGTCCTCGGATGCGACGTTGCCGAAGTTCATCCTGACGATCGCCGGGATGAGCTGCGACGTGATGATCGAGGCGACCCATGACGAGACGCTCTGCAACACTTCGTTGCGGATCCCTGCGTGAACGTCGCCGAGAGCGCGGGATCCTGTGCCGGTGTTGTCGGTCGTCAGCGTCTGCCCGAGCATGAGAATATCGCAGGCACGATCTGCCACGTCCATGAGGTGCGACTGTGGGAGGCTGTCGCCGCTGCCGCTGATCGCTGAATGGATCTCGAAGTCGACGCCTGGGCCGGTGGCTGCCCAGCCCGAGGATCCGATCGACTCGAGCATGTCCTCCGCCTTGTTGAGCGCGTCCTCGGTGCCGTCGGTCTTCGCCGTCCGCATCGGGATGCCGAAGAGCTGCGCGAACTGCATGAGCCAGCCGAGGCCGTAGATCGAGGCGAGCCAGTATTTCGTCAGCGCTCTGAGGTTGGCACCGTAGATCGGATGCGCTCCGCCCTGCGACCAGACGCCGATGACGAAGCGGTCAGGTGGGAAGTCCTCGAGGACTGAGTTGTTGACGCCGTCTGGTGCGATCATAAGGCGATCGATCTCGTTGGAGAACTGTGGGAAGGCGAGATATTTCGCTGGCACCGGAGCGTAGCACCGCGGCGAGATGATGTTGTTCTCGTTCTGCCAGATGATCTCGACGACCGAGATGCCTTTAGCGTAGGCGTCGATCAGAGCGTGAACCATCTGCCCGGTGTCGAGTTCCCAGTGACCCGGCTTCGGTGCGAAGCTGTTGAGCGCTCGCTCGGTGACTTCGTGGATCCGGAGTGCCTGCGGTGTTGGATCCTCGGCGCCTTCGCGGATCGCCGGCTTAATCTCCATCTTGAGGCGGCTGACTGCACCGCTGACCTCGTTCAACGCTTTGCGCAGGCGAGGCCATGTATCGAGCATGAGGCGGAAGAGTCGATCCTGATCCTCGAGTTTGCCGGTGCGAACATTGCGGAGGATCGTGCGGACCTGCTCCGGTGTTACGTTTGCCAGATCGTAGTCATTTGTTCGATAGGTGGCTGGGATCGGCCACACGATGCCTTTTCGCTCGTCAATAGTCATGTGCCTGCCCTAGCTTTTTATTGTTGACATGGCAAGGATGATTTCAGAGCGCGTTGAATCCGCGTGCTCGAGGCGTGGCAAACTCCGACCGTTTGAGGCGCGTCGCCGAGGTTGCCGACATGCGTCCGGAGTGATGAGCGCCTAGAGCGATGCAGGCGAGCAGAGCGTCGGCTCGGTCGGGTGACTTGAGTCCTGCCTTTCGCATCTTCTCCTTGTCCTCGATCCGGAGCTTGCCGGTCGCATTCCATTCGCTCTTCCTCGTCGTGATCTGGTCGTAGGTCTGGCGATCGAGTTCGCCGAGGTGGATCTCTCCGCGGTGGATCGCCTGCGTCGCCGTATGCCAGACCTCGCCGATCAGGTTGGCGTATTCGTCTGAGTCCTTGGCTGCCTGCCCACCGTGGAACCGGTTGATGTGCCAGCCCTCCTCCGCCATCTGGCAGACGAAGCCGGTGCCGAGGCCGTCAGCATCGCCCCAGATCTGCCCCGGCTTGAGTCCGTTCTCCTCGAATAGCCGGATAAATTGCCTGGCTGCCTGCACCGTGTCGCGCTCCTGCCATGCCTTGACGACCTTCGCCGAGTTGCCGCGGCGGATCGCGAGCACGTCCTCGTCGCGACCGGCTGCGAAGTCGCAGAAGGCGACGACCTCGCCCGACTCGTCTGGATCCGGCTGGTTGTCGAGTGCCGCGGTGAGCTTCGCCGGGGAGAGCACCATGAACTCGTCGTCGGCCGTGAACTCGGCGAGATGCTTCGATCGGTAGAGCGGATGATCCTCGCCGTATCGCTTGCGGTCGAGATCTCGGCGCTCCTCCGGGATGTGCGGACATTCGATCGATGGCACCTTGCGCGTCCAGTAGAGCGAGGCGTCCTTGTGGTGGCTGTCGTAGAACTGACCGCGGGGAGCGCCAGGCGAGCTGACCCAGAGCTGGCAGGTTCTCGTGCATCGCTCGAATGCCTCGAAGATCTGGTCCGGCACGGTCTTCGCCTCGTCGATGATGAGCATGAGCGGCGCACCGACTTCGCCGTGCCAGCCCTCGGCTCGTCCTGCGTCGTCGGTCGCGAAGCCGAGAGCGAATCCGCCCTCTGGCGTGCGAAGCTCCTCGGCCATGAAGTTCCAAGTCGGGAACTTGTCGCGGTGCTTACGGATCGCCGGCCATAGCTGGTTGGATAGTTGCCGGAAGGATCCCGAGGTGAACACGACCTTGCCCTTCGGGTTCTGGTCGAGGAACCACAAGAGCAGAGGAGCGACCAGCCGGTCGGTCTTGCCGCTGCCGTTGGCTGCTACCACGCTGCTCGGCTGCCCGAGCGCGACCGACTCCATCGCCTCGATCTGCCATAGGTAAGGCACGATGCCCAGTTTCTTGACGCAGAACTCGGTTGGGGTCATGGGATCCGTTTGACTCGTTGCTGCGCGTCCTCGATGACTCGCTTGAGCGCGTCCTCTTGCTCGGCTGGCAGGTTGATGACCGTCGCGGTCTTGTTCGAGTTGTCGATATTGACCTCGACGTCGGCCGGTGGCTTCCATCCTGCCCGGCACTTGAGCCAGAAGATGCAGGCGCTCAGGCTGTCGCGTCCGTCGCCTGTGGCAATCTCAAACAGTCGTTTAGACACGCGGCTCATCGCCTTCGCCTGCCCGACGTCTAGCTCGTCTCGGTAGTGCTTCTGCACCGTCTTCTTGTCGATGCCGATGATCAGACCGATCTGTTCAATAGGCACGCCGATGCCAGACAGAAGCTCGACCTGCTTGCGGTCCGCGTCCGTCGGCTGATACGATGGCCGACCGACTTTCTTCGTGACTGTCTTCTTCGCGCTCATAGTTTGGACGAAGGGTGAGAGTGGAGCGCCGGGGTCGGTAATGAGCCGCCCTCTCCAGCTTGGAAAGCTGGCGTGTCCGATGTTTCACTTCCGGCGCGTTTTGGGTAGGGTTTGGATAAAGGTAGAATGCGTTTTCTCATCTCATTGTCAAGCGGCATGAGATAACGATGCTTTCCTTGGCATCTTATTGCTTTAGCGTTGCGATCCATTTTTTTAGCACCTTGCAAGTTTTGAATGTGTCCCGCTAAACCTATGGTCCGAGGATGCGTTTTCTTGCCGTTGATCAAATAGAATGTAGCAGCTGATCCGGTTCCATCGTAAATCCAATTCGTTGCTTGGTAGATGCCGCCATGATGGGATTGGTCACGGTCAGCGAATGACACGACAAGCCGAAGTTTTGGGTTTGCGGAGATAAGAAATTTTAACGCTATGGACAAGATCCTAGAAACTGGAGTGTCGTGTCGTGTCAATGCGATGCGGCTCAATTCGACGCATTCTCTTTGCGTTAATCCATAAGGAGATCCTAGGTTCGGAGTTGCGCCTGGTGAGAATATCACGACGCCGATGAATTTTTGATTCTCCCAAACTCCGATCTTCACTAATTTCGACTTGGGAATTGATTTGCTATAATGCCAATTCTCGCACGCATATTTCGCTGCTTCATGCGTTGCCCAGTCAATCTTCAGAACTGGTTTCATGGCGTGAAATGTTTGTGGCAATGCGGACATTCAATGGGTGATTTCTCATCGAGTTTCCCTTGGTCATCTTCGCTACCTGGTGCGAAGTCTGGTTCCGGTGGATTGAGAAAGTCCTCGATCGCATCTCCATCGAAGCCGATGAGATCGAGATCGAAGTCGTCCTCGCGGAGCGCGGCAAGCTCGATGCCGAGCATCTCCTCGTCCCAACCTGCGTTCAGCGCGAGCTTGTTGTCGGCGATGATGTAGGCGCGGCGTTGCGTGTCGGTCAAGTGAGCCAGGCGGATGCACGGCACCTTGTCGAGGCCGAGCTTCTGCGCTGCCATGACGCGACCATGCCCGGCGATGATGCCGTTTTCGGCGTCGATCAGGATCGGGTTAGTGAATCCGAACTCGCGGATCGAGCCTGCGATCTGGGAGATTTGAGCCTCAGAGTGCGTCCTCGTGTTCCTTGCGTAGGGAATGAGTTTGTCTGTTGGTAGTGTTTCGATTTTCATAAAGGGGAAAATTTACGGATCTGCTCCTCGGTCATCTGCGCTCCGCAGTCAATACAGACCCATTTGTCCTTGAACTCCACCGGAGTTCCGTAGCGGCAGAATGGGCAGTCTGGCATGTCGGCGAACGAGCGCGGTGCATAGAACGGCTGCCCGGCTGGACTGTGGACGTCCTTGACGGTCGGGATTGATTCGAGGCCGTGGTGCATGGTCATTTGAGGTTGCGGATCCTGATCATCTGCTCGAGCGTGAGCTTGCCATCGGCTCCGACCGCTCCCGGGCCGAGGCGTGCGCGGATCGTGTCGATCGCCTGCTGGCGGATCTCAGGCGTGACGTCGTCGACGGTCGCCTCGACGCCTTGGTTGAATCTGGTCTTGGGTGCGACGCCCCATGGCGTGAGGTCGAGCGGAGTGAGGCGCTCGCCCTTGCTGACAAGTCCCATCTGCTCTGCCTCGGCTCGGCTGACCGGCTCTTGGGTCATGTATGAGTTGAATCCCCACGGCCCCCATGGCACCTGAAAGCCACCGATGTCCGCTGCGTTCTGGTTGAGCCAGAAGGTGAAGTCATCGTAGCGGCGCACCTTGCCCTGTGCCTCGACGTGGCGGAGGCGCGGCTCGATGGCGCCAGGTCGGCGCACGAAGCGAGCGGCAGGGAATAGGTTGATTCGAGCCGGATCTGTCACTCGCATCTCATAGGCTGCAAACTCCTGCGCCTGCTGGGTGTTCGTGTTGAAGATGAGCTTAAGCCGTGACATCGAGGCGACGTTCTGGATCCGCTCGTCCTTGAAGTCCGCCGGAGTTGCCAGCCCCTCTTGGATGAGTAGGGTGCCGGCACGCTCGCGGAACTCGGCGAGGCCGCTGACCTTGTAGGCCTTGGTCGGGATCCCGGCTGGGCTGACGATGTCCTCGGTCGCGGCGCCCTGCCAGTCGAGGAGCATCTGACGGAACCGGTTGAGCACCTTCGACGACTCGATGGTCGCGGAGAAGAACGACCGCTGGCGGATAGCCGGAGCGACTGCCTGCCATTCGGCGGAGTTGAACGATGCCGGCATGACTTTGCGTTTCGCTAATTCTTTGAGCGCTTCGAGGTAGGCTTGCATTTTCGCTTGTTGAGTTGTTGCTTGGTCAGTGGGTTGATCTCATTACCTTTGAGGTCGTAGCATCGCAGCCCTTTGCGTGCGAAGTATCGGTCGCAGGCGGCTGAGACGATCTGAGAATTGCGGAACATCTTGCGGATGCTCTCGTCGTTCTCTGGCTCTTCCTGCTCATAGTCATCCATGGGTCACGGCTTTTGGATCTGTGGGTGGTTGCGGATGTCCTCGAGGTATCGATCGTGCAGCCATTTCGGAGGCTGGCGTCGTCCGGATCTCCAGTCGTAGGCCGTAGGCACGCTGCATCCGATCGCGGCGGCGATGTGCTTCGCGGAGTAGCCGGCGACGGCGGACTGGAATGATTGAGGTTTGATCTTTGCGATCATTGTGGTCACGTTAGTCTTTTGGTTTGTTGTTGGCAATGTCTAATTGAGTCCCGGCTTGATGATCTGCTGGCGGAACCGATTGAAGATCGCGACGTTGTCCTCGAGCGCCTGGTCGGCCTTCTTGAGTTCCTGCCGGAGCATCTGGCATTCCCGCTTCCAGATGTCGATCTCCTTCGATCTCATGTCGGCCTCGGCTCTCCAGTCATCGCGGTCGCGCTGGATCTCCTCGGTGGCGTAGATCAGCCGATCGATCGCGTGTCCGATTTCCTCTGGGTTTGGCACCTCGATCGTTTCTTCGCCGCGGCACCATGCGTTGAAGCGTTTCAATGTTTGGATGTAATTGGTCATTTCTTTGGTCCTTTCGTGATGTTGATCCGCTCGACGATGAGGTCGGTGGCGATGGTATGCTTGGCTGCGTGCCTGAGAACTCCTCGGCGAGTCGGAGCGGCGACCATGTAAGGCTCGCCGTTTGTGGTGACGAACGCGACCGCGTGCCATTGCAGGCGACTCTCTGGATGGTAGATCCCGGCGGGTGATGGTTTAAGTTTGGTTTTCATATCGTGTCGATTCCGTGATATTCGTCGAGGATGTTGTCGGCTGCGTCGCGAAGGATCTCGCGCACTTCGTCGAGGGTGTAGGAGTCCGCGGTCCAGCCGGGGATCCATGAGTCGATGTAGGCGAGGATGCCTGCGGTCGAATATCGTGGCTCGTCTGGGTCGTTGTCTGGTGGCGCCGTGTAGCGGCGCAGATCTTCATCTAGTGGCATGGTCGTGTTTTGGTGTTGGTTGTGGTTAATCGAAGGGTAGGGGTCAAGGGGTCATGTTTAATACTTTGGAGTTTTCTGTTGAGAATCTGTCTGGGTAATCTGCTTATTATATATACTTTTAAAAACTTAGAACTCTAAAACAAACCCCTAATACCCCTATTATAGAGAAAAAGAGAAGTGAATAAAAACTGAGAACTGGGAAACATGACCCCCAGACCCCTGACGGTTCCGCCCTCAAACATCCGTTTGAATCCTGCGGATCGCCTCAAACAGTCGTTTGAATGGTCATTCATGGCAGCAGTTCTCGATCCGATGGTGGTGCATGAGGTGAGGGTGAGCTGGGCAGGCTTGCAGGAAGCCAAGGCACGCTTCGCTGTCGTAGGTGAACGCGACCTCCCAATCGACCCACTGCCCCGGCTCGAGGACCGCGGCGATGCAGAGGAAATGGATGTCGGTGACCTTGGCCGTCGGGATCGACTGCGGGAGCATGAGCTGCGCGTATTCCTTGTCGGAATACATGTCGGCCTCTCCGACTCCGTTGTGGCGGAGGATCGGTCGCGCTTCGCAGACGTTGCATTGATGCTTGCCGGGTCTGACGAGTTCTAGTTCGTTCTTGCAAGTGCCACAAATCGCCATTTCGTTTTCATCACTCATGGCTGCCTCCCTTCTTCCTTTTCGCGATCTCGCGGTCGATATACCATCTCGCCTTCTCCAAGTCCTCGATGGCGTCATTCTTGAGATCGGCCCGCCAGATGTATTTGATCGCGTTGCCGAGGCAGAAACTCATGTGCTCGGTGATCTGGATGCACTGGATCCCTGATGGGTGAGAGATATAGTGCGGCGGGTTGTTGACTATGTCACTCATCGCTCCCTCCTTCCACGGCGGCGAGGGCTTCGTAAAGTTCAACGTCGCAGAAGTCTGGAGCAAATGGGAATGCAGCTTTGTGCTTACGGATCGCCTCCGCCAGCCTGTCCCGCTGCTCGGTGACGGCGGTTAGTTCGCGTTCTAGTTCTTCTGATGTTTTTAATGGAACTGTTTTAATCCATCGCTCTCTCCTTTTATGGCTGCTCCAATGCCCATCCTCTTTGCTGATAGTTCCCCATTCATCAGTCCTCGGTGTCGGTGTGTCGTTCATGGTTCGGTTGGTTGGTTGTTCTCCCAAGGTAGTTTAGTTGCGTCTGCTTCGTCTTGATCTTCGCATGAGAGGTTGCGGTATTTCTCGGCGAGTCTGCGTGCTTCGTCCCGCTGCCTCTCAGCGTCAAACATCCGCTCTTGCGTCCTGCCGAGTCGGAGGAGTATTTCATCGAGTTGATCGTCCAGCCGATCGCGCTCATTCGTGACTGCGTTGAGTCTGTAATTGAGGAGGTTGATCGTCTCCTGGTGCGGATCCTCCGCCATTAGGTTTCCAAGTTCTTGTTTCATGTGTTTTATCTGCTGATGTAATATCTGAGAGATTTCCCGACCGGTGGGCGGTCGCTCAGCGAGACGTAGTCGCTGCCGCTGCGTGCGAGTTTGGCGAGAGCGGATCCGCAGGCGCCGTGCCAGGTGCCGCAGAGCTGGCGTGCCTGCTCGCGGACCGGTGAGTTGAGTTCGACTAGACGGCTCTCGACCTCGGAGGCGGTCATGTCGCGTGGGAGGTCGTGCCAGATGCCCCAGTCGGCGAATGCGGCCTCGAGGAGTGACTCTAGGCGCTTCGATGGACTGTGCGCGTCGACTGACTCGCTGAGTTCTGGATCGCGCCATGCGATGATCCCTGAGCGCCTGTCGCGGAGTTCCTCTGGTGTCTCCCAATCCATGAGTTGCTGCGCGAAGGCAGGAAGCTCGCCACGGATGAGATTTTGCAGTTCGGTCTTGCCCTCGGGTGTCGAGGTGTCGACCGGCAGCTTCACGCCGATGACGTGCAGGAGAGCGATCTTGTCGGCGAGGTCAGCGTCTAGCGGTGGGATGATCTGCAAAGATTCCGGCGTGTCGTTGCAGCAGACCATGACGCACCATGCCGGCCGGACTGAGATCGAGGAGTGGTTGCGCTTGCGGAGTTGGACCGAGTGCGGATAGATCGACTCCTTGAATGAGGCGCCGAAGTTGCGACGGCTGCGGATGTCGGTCGATCCGATGCAGTCATCGACGAGGAGAAGCTCGGAGCCGACGAGGTCATCGTTCCAGAGCATGCCGCCTGACCATGCTGAGTATGGGTTGGCTGTGCGGCCGCCGAGCGACTGAGCGACGATCCAAGCGAGGAGCGACTTGCCTGAGTTGATCTCGCCAGCGAGGACGAGCATCGGCGAGGGGATGTGGCAATGCGCTCGAACTGCTCGGTAGCGACCGGCGAGCCATGACATGAAGATCGTGGTGGCGATCGGATCGGCGAATGCCCCACCGACGATCTCGGTGATGATCGGCGCCTCGCCTGCCTGCGGTTCTGGGATCTTGGCTTCGGAGGTGATCAGGATCGGCAGGTCGTTCGTGTCTCGGCCCAGCCCCTGTTGATGCCCTGCGATGCTGCCGTGCCATTGCACGCCGCCATCGAGTTCGCGGTTCTTGATCGACTCGCGGACTGCCTGCATGAGATCTTTCGGGTCGTCGTATTGGTCGCATAGATGCCGAGAGATGCCGGTGACGACCGGGGAGAGTTTGGAATATGTCATGTAAGACTTGCCGACGCGCACGAGGTATTTATTCGCTGGGCCGTCGTAGAACACGTCCTCCGGATCGAATGACTGGGCGGTCGATGGTGCGCGTTTGGCTGCGGTTGCGATCGCTACGTCGCGCCAGTCGGTGCCTGTCTCTGGCATCTCGGAGGAGTAGACCGCGCGGACCGCGTCGACGACCTCGGTCGGCTGGTAAGCGCGGCGCAGGCGGCCGTCGTAGGCTTGGAGCTTGGCGACCGTGTCAGCCTCATCCATGCCGGCGAAGCGGCAGTGCCACGATGCCTCCATGAGCCAGGTATGGATCCCCTCGCGTGGCGGCTCTGGGAATGCGGTCTTGCCGACCTTTAGCTTGATGCCTGACTTTTTGGTCGCCTTCGGGAGTTCGGGTGTCTCGGCTGCCGCGGTTGGCTCGAAGATCGAGGTGCGGTCGAGGTCGATCCACGCGCCGGGGTCGTGGCTGACGAACATCAAGCGCACCGGATCCTTGCATGCCTCGTCGATCGTGAGGTTGTGAGCGCGGAAGTGATTGCGTGCTGAGACGAACGCGGCGACGTGTTGATCTTTGGACGTGCAGATCGGGATTCTGGCGATGCCCTTGACGCCGGCGCCGGATGGCGAGACGAACGCTGCGACGATCCGCGGCTCGGCGCGAAGCATCTCGACGATCTCCTCGACCTCCCATCCGACGTTGTCGGCCGCGTCGAAGTCGAGTTGCAGGAAGCCGGAGTGATTGAATCGCCCCTCCTCGATCGCCTTCGCCCGGCGGCCTTCGCAGGTGCCGGAGATGCTGACGGCTGGCAAATCTTTCTTGGCGATCGAATAGCCGTCGTCGTCTCCGGCTGTGAGCGTGGATCGCAGGCGTTTGATCTTGGCGGCGAACTCGTCGCTGCGGATCGCGGTGATGAGATCTTCGAGGGTGGTTGTCGCCATCGCGCTCGGCGATGTCGCGGACTGGTAGAAGTCGATGGTCGGTTCTGTGGTGGTGGTAGTCATGTGTTTTGGTTTGGAGATATTCAATTCATGCGCTGGAGAGCGCGGACGGCGTGGAGCATTCCGCTCTGGGTGTCGGACTTGTCGCGGAGCGCCTCGGCGACTGCGTCGTCGATCGTTCCCGAGCAGATCAGACGATAGATCAGAGTCTCGGCGGTTTGTCTAGTCCGAATCAATCTGGCGTTGGTTTGGACGTAAGTTTCGTGAGAATAAGTCAGGCTGACCCAGATGGCGATGCGGCAGGATGTTTGCAGGCCGTCGATGCCGTGGGAGAGGCTGCGAGGATCTGCGACCCAGACGGCGATCTTGCCTGCCTTCCAGTCATCGAGGTCGCGCTCGTCGAACATCTTGGCTCCGCGGATCGCTGCGATGACGCGAGCGGATTCGTGTTTGAACGCGCAGAGGACGAGGATCGGCTC